CTGTCGTAGACGAGACCGAGTTCATCGGCCCGCTCGTTATCGCGCGCCATTTCCTCATCGATCGCTTCGGCAGAGAATCCATAACCCGCGACCGCCTGGCTTCGCGTCAGCAGGCCGGAACGGATCGCCTTGACCAAGGCCACCACTTCTTTCTCAGGGTCCACCCAGTTCCAGCCTGGGGGCACCCATTCGACCAGACGGTAGAGATGGCGGTTGCGGAGATAATCCCCAACCTTGATCTCCAGGGCGCCATTCAGCACGGCCGCATCGAGCCAGCGATTCCAGACCGGGCGGCAGAACTGAAAGACCAGCACCATATGCTGCCATTGCTCCATGGCGCGGCGGAATTCGATAAGGCCGGCGCGGATGGAGGAATAATTGACGCCGGTGAGATCGCCGGTGAGCTGCTCATAGGTGATACCCAGGCCGGCCGCGATAGCACGCAGAACCCAGCGCATGAAATCCGAATAGCCTTCGCCCATATCCGCCGGCGGCGCGTTCTGGATTTCCTCGCCCGGCCGCAGTTTGATATACGCGCCGGTTTTCGCCACCACGATCTCGCCATCCGAGGTGGGGTCGCCGGGCACGAGCGGCGCCCCGGTCTGGCCAGGCGTCTCCTTGATGAAGCCCGAGCGCATCGCGGCATCGCGCTTGCGCACCAGTTCGCCATCCTCATAGAGATCGAATTCGCGCAAGCGCAACAGAGTGGGCGCCAGATCCGTCATGCCGCGCAGCTGTCCGGGCCGCAAAGGCGAAAAGACATGCAGAACCTGATCGGCCGGCACGCGGACCTTCTCGCCCGAATTGCCGAACATCGCCGCATCGCCCGGATGCTCGCGGTAGAGATGATAGGCGACGCGCTTGCCGATGCCGTTGAACTCGATGCCCATGCGGATGGCGCCAGTTTCGAGGCGGAGATTATGCTCGAAAGGCAGATGCTCGGCGGCCAGCAATTGAAGCTGCAGCGGCACACTCAAGCCATCGGACGGGAGACGGTCGCGGATCCGGGCCAGCGCCTCGCCCGCCTGCTTAACCTCGCCCGCCACCATGGCCTGCTGGCCGTAGAAATCGGTGAGGCCATCGGCATCCGATTCATCGGTCCAAAACTTGAACCGCTCGTTCAGCATTTTCCGGATAGCCTTATCCGGGTGCTTGGATATCGGCACAACCCCGGTGCCAACCGCATTCGCCTTCCAGCGGCTGATGCCCTGAACCACCCAGGGATTCTTCCGCGCCATATCATGCGACTTGGCGCGGAGATCAGCGGCCGAGCCGAGCAGGATGGAATTGATCGCCTGATGGGTGGGAAACCAGGCCATGTTGCGGGCGCCGCGACCGGCGGCATCGTAGGCCGGCTCGGACGCGAAGGCCTGGGCCATGCGACGAAGGGAGGACGCGACAACGCCGCCGAGTTTTCCCATATCACGTTCCCTTCGAAGCGACGAGACGAACGACGCGCGAGGAAGACGAGGATTGAAGCGCGGCGATCTGATCGGTGACCCGCGTCAGCATTTCCTTAAGCTCGGCCACGCTGCGCTTCTCGACCGACTTGCCGTTATCCGAGACGCGGCTATTCGGGTTGGCAAGCGCCTTCTCGAGCTGCGCCTTCCGCGCCTGGAGATCGGTAAGTTCGCTCATGCCGCCCTCCCCTCAATGCCCCGTGTCAATGCCTCGTGCGATAGCCCGAATGCCGCTCGCGGAACTGGCGCTGCGGCTCCGGCTGGGCTGCCGCCGGCTGTTGCGGCGCCGGCTTTGGCGGCTCAGCGACCGGAACAGGCGGGGCGAGCGTGCCTTGCCAGAGCGACAATTCCTGCTGGGCCTTTTCCGGCGGGGCGCCACGCTCAGCCGCGAGGCGCTGCCATTGCTCCGGCGTCATGGTGTCGATGCCGAGATGAACCGCCATCGCCGCGGCATAGATACGGATATCGAGCGCCTCGTTCGGCTGATCCTTGGGCCTCACCCATTCCTGGATCTGCTGGCCGCGCTTGTCGGTGCGCTCATGGGTTACGAGATATTCCGCCGTGAGCTGGCGGCAATAAGCCTCGTCCACATCATCGATCGGCAGATGGACGAAGCCCGGCGGCATGATGCCATCGCGCAACGGATCCTCGATGGTGAGGCGGACGAAGGAATAGAATTCCGACTTCAACTGCCAGGTGCCGACCGGCCAGAGCATCACGCCGCCTTTAAGCTTTTCCCCGGCGAAGGTGACATCCACTTTGACCGGCGTGCCGAGCGGCAAGGCGCTCCAGCCGGCGCGGCCATCGACCGCCAGCACCCGGCCGGAATAGGCATGGCGCCGCGCCCAGGCATAGACGGCCTGCGTGTTGAAGCCGGTATCGATGGCCGTCGCCTCGATGCTGAACTCGCGCCCGAGCGCGTTGTGGTAACGGCGGGTGATCACGGCGTCGAGCTGGGCATAACTGGCCAGCTGCGACGTATCGGCGGGAATGACGCCCTTATCGATCAGCCAGGACTTCTTGCCGATACCCCAACCGTAAGCCGCCCATTCGAAGCGGTTGCCCTGGACGTCGATCGCGGCGGTGATGAACAGGCAGCCGGGCGGCACTATACCGCGCACCAGATCCATGCGGCGGCGGGCAAAGAGTTTCAGGTAATCCGGCGCGTCGCCCTTGGCCTCCCAGGCCTCGCCGCGCGATTGCTGCATGAAGGTCTTTTCGCTGAGAGGCTTACCCTTGGCTTCCAGCCATTCATGGACGATATCGTCCCAGGGCACCGAGAGCGAATAGGCCTTCCAGATCGAGAAGCCCGGCTCGCGATGGCCTGACGAGCGGGCATGATGGCCATCCAGGCCGAATACGAGATCGGCCTCGGTCGCGACCATACCTGGGCAGCGGTCGCCACTGCCTTCTTCGGCGGCAAAACATTTCAGCCAGACGCCGCGAGCGATCATCCATTCCTGGTGCTTGCCATCGATCACGCAGCCATTGGCCTGGCAGACGAAATAGGCGCGATGCGGAACGACATCCGATTCCCATTTCAGATTCTCGAATTCGAGGCGCTGAAACGCGCCGCAATGCGGGCAAGGCAGATAGCGCAGGCGCTGATCCGACCCATCGTATTTCTTCGAAATGCGGCAAGAGCCTTTCTCGCCCGGCGTGGATATCCAGCAGACCTTGCGGTTGCGGGTGTAATCGATGGTGCGGGCGAGCGCCTGATCCACCGGATCGCCGCGCCCGCCCGCATCGAAGGGATATTCCGAAACCTCTTCCAGCAGCAGCACGCGGGCGGAGATCATCTGCAGCCCGGCGGATGACGTGGCCCCGGTGATCAGGTTGAAGCCGCCGAAATATTTCTTGATGCGCGTGGTGGAGCCATCGTTATCGCGGCTTTTCTGGTCGAATACCTTGGCCGCCAGATCCCGGGAATTATCGATCGCCGGCTGCAGCTTCAGCTCGACGTATTTCTTCACCTCGCCATCGGTGGGCAGCACCGTGATCATCGGCACCGGCATATGGCAGGCAATGGTGCCGAACAGATTGATGCCCGCCTGCGTGCCGCCGACCTGGGCCGATTTCTTGAAGATGACCTCACGGGACGGATGCGACAGGCTCATGCATTGCATGATCTCGACCAGATGCGGCGCATTCTCATGCCGCCAGGGGCCGGATTTATTGGCTTCCTCCTTGCCCAGCACGCGGGATTGCGCAGCCCAGACATCCACCGAGACCACAGGATCCGGCGCGATGCCGATCGCCAGCGCACCGAAAACCAGAGCGGCCGCCGCTTTCGCCGCCGCGGCACGCGCCTGCGCTCCAGTCAAGGCGATCACGGCAGCGACTCGCCGGCAGCGAGCGCCTGAAAGCGCACCTCGAAGGATTTCAATTCGCGCTCGATTTCGCGCTCCAGAATTGACCTGACCTGGGAAGGATCATCGAGCGCCGCCAGTTCGGCGCCGAGACGGCCGGGCATGGATTGCAGCGCATCGCGCAGGCCGCGCGCCGCCGATACCAGAAGATCGGCAACCATCTGCTTGTCGATGAGCAGGCCACGCTCGCGGTCCAGTTCCAGTTTCGCCTTCTCGGCCTGAATGACCTTCAGCGCAGCCGAGGCGGAGTTGTAAGTGCCCTGGCGCGAGGGGGCGCGCGGCGCGGCACGGCCGGCCGGGACGGCATCTTCCAAAATGGGCGAATTCGCATCCGTGCCCTCGCCGCCCATGGCGATGCCATCGGCGCGGCGCGACATGAGCGGATTGACCCCGCCCTGGCGCTTGGCGAGATAATCCCCGAAATCGATCCGGTCGTCGCCATCGGTGGCGACATCGAGTTTCTTCACCTGCCGCGAGACAGTCGACTTGTTCACGTTGAGCCGGCGCGCGGCCTCCGTGATGGTGATAAACTCAGCAGGCGGCGCTCCCCCAGGCGCCGCTGCAGCAGGGGCTGCTTGTTCCATGGCAATCTCCCGGGGCACAGTCCAGCGCGAAGATCAGTCCAGCGCGAAGATCAGCCCAGCCGGACGGCCTTGTCTCCGGTGAAATCCTCGTAGCGGCGGAAGATGGCATCGCAGAAGCGCGGGTCGAGTTCGATCAGGCGCGCCGAACGCCCGGTGCGCTCGGCGGCAATCAAAGTGGACCCGGAGCCGCCGAAGCAATCGAGGACGATATCGCCGCGGCGGCTGGAATTCTCGATGGCGCGCTCGATCAGGCCGACCGGCTTCTGCGTCGGATGCACATAGGTGCCCGCCGGCGCGCGCCCCAGATGCCAGACATCGGCCTCGCCCTGGCCGCCATTCCAGATGCCGCCCGGCGCGAGGCTCGGGCAATAGAAGATGAATTCATGCTGCGGGCGATAATGCAGCGTGCCGGGACCGATGCTGCCCTTGTCCCAGACGATACAGGCGGCGATGCGAAGGCCTGCCGCGACCATGGCGGCAATGAATTCGCCGTAAGTGCGCCAGGTGAGGCAGACATAAAAGGCCGAAGTCGGCCGGGATGCGGCGCGGGCTTCCTGCAACGCCGATGCGACAAGGTTCACCAGCTCCGAGCCGCGGGCATCGTCGCCGAGGATGCCGCCATGAACCTTGCCTTTGTAACTCATGCCATAGGGCGGATCCGTGAATACCAGATCCGCGGTCTCGGTTTCGGATTCAAGCGGCGGCGGATCGAGGATGGCGACCTGGGCAGAGCGGCCGCCAAGCAGGCGGGCGAAGGTTTCGCGCTTGGTGCTATCGCCGCAGATGAGGCGATGGCGACCGAGCTGCCACAATTCGCCGGCGGCGGATATCGGCTCGGCTGGTACCGGCGGCGCGGCATCCGCCACGGGATCATAGCTGCCGGTGGCTTTCGCCAGCATCTCGGCGATGGCGGATTCCGTGAAGCCGGTAAGGTCGAGATCGAAGCCGTGGCTTTCGAGATCGGCCAGAACCTCGGACAGAAGATCCTCGTTCCATGTGGCGTATTCAGCCAGGCGATTATCGGCGATACGGTAAGCGTCGCGCTGCTGAGCCGTGAGGCCGATCAGCGGAATGACGGGCGCGATATCCAGCTGCAGTGATTGAGCGGCGCGGAACCGCGCCTCGCCGGCGATGATTTCGCCGCTCGGATCGACCAGGAGCGGGTTGGTCCAGCCGAAGGCCTGCATGGATTTGGCGATGCGGGCGACTTGATCTTCATCGTGCTGGCGCGGGTTACGGGGCGACAAACGCAGGCGGTCCATCCGCCAATGCTCGATGCGGGACGGCAGACGCAGTGACATGACAAGCCTTGGGCCGTAGACTCGCCAGCCCTGGTGGCCCCAGGAAGGCGGGCCGGTCGTCGAGCGACCGTATCGGCGGTTGGGCGAGTGTCAAAGCGCTCGCGGTTTCGAGGCGTTGGCGCGCCTCAAACCCCCGCCTGGGCGGCGGGTGTTGCACTGTTGCAGCGTTGCGCGTTGCAT